GACATGGTCCACATCAAGAACCTCGCCGAAGAATACGGCATTCCTTTCGAGCTTCTCTTCCGCCCGACCAACACCCCTGTCGGCACAATCGTCGGCGAAGTCGAGGAAGGCCCGGAGGCGGAGGACGAAGGCGAAGACGAACCCGCCGACCTCGAAGAACCCAAGGAACTCGACGAACCTAACTCTTAATCCCATGCGCTTCCTCACCAATGGCCTGTCAGGCCGCGAGCCTCTTCTCATCGACCCGACCAAGGCGAAGGACCACGCCGTCCTCGCCGAGAAGTTCGGCTTCACGGACATGCTCGCCCAGCTCTTCGGCGTCGCCCCGAAGCCTTACGTCGTCGACGGCATCGGCATCATCCCGGTCGTCGGAGTCATCGGCAAGGGCCTCTCTCCCCTCGAAAAGATGATGGGCGCCGTGGACGTGAACGAAGTCTCCGAAGCCCTCGACCTGTTCGCCGCGAACCCCGAGGTCGAGAAGGTCGCCCTGCAAATCTCCTCCCCTGGCGGCACCGTCACGGGCGTGGAAGAACTCGCCAACAAGGTCCGCAACTTCGGCAAGCCTACCCTCGCCTATACGGACTCAGAGATGGCCTCCGCCGCCTATTGGATCGGTTCGGCTGCTGACCGCGTCGTCGCCAGCCCGTCCTCGACCGTCGGCTCCATCGGCGTCTACATGGCTATCCCCGACTACTCCAAGGCCGCCGAGATGGCTGGAATTAAAATGGTCGTCATCAAGTCCGGCAAGTTCAAGGGAGCCGGCATCGAAGGCACCAGCCTGGACGAGAACCAACTCGGCAACCTCCAAGCCTCCGTGGACACCATCCACGCCGAGTTCAAGGAAGCCGTGAACATGAAGCGCAAGATGGTTAAGGCCGAAGCCATGGAAGGTCAGACCTTCTCCGGCAAGCAGGCCGCCCAGCAGGGACTCGTCACGGGCCTTGCGGACTCCTTCAACGACGCCCTCCGCTCCTTCTGATGGCGATCAGCGTCCCCGACTACGTCCAGACCGCCGCACGGCGCGGCCTTGAATGGCACGCCGAAGGCAAGTCAGGCGACGGCGTGACGGACAAGACCCTCCGCGAAGCCCGCGAGATGGCGGACGGCTCAGTCTCCGAAGACAAGCTCCGCCGCATGGGGCCGTGGTTCCGCCGGCACAAGGCCGATATGGACGCCCCGAACAACAAGCCCGACGGCGAGGACTTCCCTGGAGCGGGTGCCGTGGCGTGGGCGCTATGGGGTGGCCCTACCTCGGGCGACATCATGCGGACCGCCGAATGGGCGGAGCGTAAGGTCGAGCAAATCGACCGCGAACAGTCCGCGAACAATTCCAATCAAAGCAAACATAAGATGACCATCGAAGAACAGCTGCTCGCCGCCAACGCCGCCATCTCCGGCATCACCGCCGAACGCGATGACCTCCGCGCCACCGTGGAGAAGCTCACCGTCGGCGCCGCCTCCGAACTGGAAGCCCTCAAGGTCGAGGCCGCCGCCAAGGACTCCAAGGTTGCCGAACTGACCGCCGCCCTCGAGGTCGCCGTAAAGGAAGTCGAAGCCTTCAAGGCTCAGGTCGCCGAGCATGAAGCCGCCAAGGTTTCCGCCTCCAAGGAAGCCGCGAAGATCGTGGCCTCCGTCGGCGTCGCCCCGGTCGAAATCACCCCTGCGGACGCCAAGCCTTCCGCCGAGGCCGTCGACCATCTCGCCGCCTTCATGGCCCTGCCTGTCGGCTCCAAGGAGCGCAACGACTACTTCGCCGCTCATAAGCACGCCATCATCAAGGCTGCTCTCTGATTTTCCCCCTAACCCTCACCCAATAATATAACACTATGGCTAACTCCATCGTCGCCGCTCCGAGCATCCTCGCCGAGAGCGTCATCGCTTCCCTGAAGGGCAAGCTCCCCGCGCTCCGCGCTTTCTCCTCGGTCTTCTCGGCCGCTGAGTCGGCTGCGGGCAAGACCGTCCAGGTCCCCCTGATCGGCACGTCCACCGCCACCGAGTTCGGCTCCGGCGGATATCTCACCCAGGACGACGCGACCATCACCGCCGCGAACGTCACCCTGAAGCACTTCAAGGTTTCGTCCCGCTTCAGCCCCCTCGACGTGAAGATGTACGGCGCTTCGTTCCTGTCGAACGCCTTCGTCCCGACCGCCGCCAACGCCCTCGCTGAGAAGTGCCTCTCGGAAATCGGCGCCCTCATCACCGCCGCGAACTACAGCTCCGGCACGAACACCGGCTCCAGCCTCTCCTACGCCGAAGTCGTCGCCTCCAAGGGCGTCCTCGACGCCGCCAAGGCCGCCGAACCCCGCGCGTTCATCCTGAACCCGACCTACGCCAACAACCTCCTGGGCGACGCCACCATCATCGGTAACTCCGTCCTCGGTGCCGGCATCCTGACCTCGGGCCAGATCGGTACCCTCGCCGGTGCCTCGGTCTACCAGTGGAACAGCCTCCCGACCAACAGCGAGTCCCTCGCGGGCTTCGGTTGCGGCGCTGACGCCATCGCCGTCGCCTCGGCTCTCCCGATGGGCGAAATCCCGGGCTTCGAAGTCGCCAACGCTGTCGACGCCGACACCGGCCTCGGCGTCCAGGTCCTCATGGGCCAGGAGCAGTCCGGCTACTACAACGTCACCGCCACGCTGCTCTTCGGTGCCGCTGTCGGTCGCGCCTCGTCCCTCAACCGCCTCACCACGGCCTAATCAGCCGCCGAAAGGCAACGAACAGGACCCCCAGCGATGGGGGTCTTTTTTTGTCCCTACCAATCCGGGCAAGTATAGGATGAGCCTCTACTCTGAGTTTCTGGCGGACGCCAAGGAGATGATCGCGGACTTCGGCGTCGCCGGGTCTGCCAACGCTGGGGCCATCACTTTCAAGTGCCTCATCTCCGACCCTGCCGTCTCCACCGTCCTTGAAGCAGGGGGGTATATGGAGCGGACCCAGTACTCTGTCCGCCTCCCCGCCGTAACGGCCTCCTGGAGCCTCCCAGACTGGTCTATTGGGGCATCGGCGGCCACCCTCAGCGGAGGGGTGCCCATCGCCTCCCTCGCCCAAGGGAAGAAAATCGTCGCCGGCGGGAAGACCGTCCGCATCACGACCCAGACCTACAAGCCCGGGTCGGCATGGATCACCCTCGTCGTCATCGACGACAACCAGTAACCCGTGGTTTCGGTCAGCATCAGTCCGAAGTCTCAGGCTGAGTTCATCGCCGCCCTCCGCCAGTTCGCCGCGAACACGGGCCAGACCATGCGGGACTCGGCGCTGGAGCAGGCCGCCCTCGCCTGTCAGGACGCCGCCACCTTCACCCCTCCCTTGCCCAAGGGCGGAGGCCGTGGTCTGTCCAAGGCCGCCCAGGTCGCAGGGGAAAACGCCGTTGCAGGAGACATCAAGAAACTATACGTCGCCGCGAACGACCGAAGCGCCAACGCCGCCGCCGGCCTCCTCGCCAATCAGCTCGCCTACGCGACCAAGACCAACGACCTCGGCCTGTTCAACAAAATCATCGGCAAGGGGACGCTCCAAGCGCTGAAGGGCCTGCCTCCCATCATGCGGAAAATCGCCAATGACCAAGACTATGACCGGGCGTTCAAGAAGGCGAAGAACTACTTCAACACGACCAACCCCGTGATGACCGACTACGGGCAGGGGTTCGTCGAGGAACTGCGTCCGCCCCACGACCGCATCAAGGGCAAGTTTGGAGGCCGCATCGGCAAGTCCGTCCGCCCCGTCAAAATCAAGATGCTGGTTGAGTCAAAGTCCACCCTCGACCAATACATCCGCGACCGCCAGCAGATGGTCGGCATGATCAAGGCTGGCTGGGCCTCCGCCCTGCGTTCCCTGCCTAAGCCCGTCATAAACGGCATCCCCAAGGACTTTGGCGTGAAGCTTCTCAAGGTGGCATGGATTAACCGTCATAACCGCGTCCAAGGAAACAACCGCCTGACCGCCAATGAGAAGGTCGTCGAGCTGAGCGTGACCAATACGCAGGGTAACGTGAACAACATCGGGGTCGATGCCAGCGTCCTCGACCTCGTCTATGCCAACCGCATCAAACAGATGAAGGCCCGCTTTGAGCGTCACATGAACACGACCATCCAGCGGGCGAACCGCCGCTAACACTTTATGGGAACCCTATCCATCAGGCACATCTGCGAGTCCACCCTCGCCACCTACCTCTCGACCCAGACCGGGCTGACCAGCGTCACCTTCCTCACGGGGGACAGCGCCGCGACCCAGACTCTGCCCAAGGCCGTCGTCCTGTGCGAGTCCGCCCGTGCCCCTGGCGACCTCCCAGAAGGATTAGGGAACTATGCCTGCTCGGTCCGCATCACCCTTTTCTCCAACGCGGACGACACGACCCTCGCCGATCACCGTGCCCGCTGCGCCGCCCTTGCCGGGAACATGCGTGACCTCGCCTCCATCCAAGCGGCCTTCGTGGCCACCGGGGATGCGACCTGCTATGACGTGACCATCGGCTCCGAGGACGAAGGGGTGGATGAACGCTCCTGGGCGACGTCCTTCTCTTTCGACATCCTGACCGTCCTCCCGCCTGAGTAATTCCAAAGCCAGCAATAGAAATGGCCGCCATCACCAAAGGAACCGCCTGCGTTTACGGCATCAACGGAACCGTAAGCAACCTGTTCGTCCAGTCGTACAGCATCACGTCGAACTTCAACTCCGAGGCGATGGTGGTCGATGAAACCGGCATCACCAAGACCCAGCGTTACGACGACCGAAAGAGCGAAATCACTGTCGACGGCGTGGCCAAGACCTCCTCCATCCCGGCCCTTGGCTCGACCCTTTCTTTCACGGTCAACACTGCTTCGGCCTATGGTGCCAGCGCCTCGACCTCTTTCTCCGGCGTGATCACGAAGGTCGACGACAAGGGTTCCAACAAGGGCTTCACGGCTGTCACCGTGACGGCTGTTTCCCTTGAAGGCATCACCTACGCGTAACGCTTCCGCTTGCCCTGGC